GCGACCGGTCCGGCGCCGGAAATGACGCCGGTGACGAGCAGGTTCGAGCCCTGAACGGCGACCGAATCGGTATGCCCCACGATGAGGCTGCGGTTGTGGTCCTTCAGGATCGGCCGGCTGCGGGCGCTGATCTGGAGCCCGGCGAGGTCCACCACGACCGGGTGCGGCCAGCCGGCCAGCGCCATCGCGCCGCCGGTGTACGCGACCATGCTGAAGCGCCGCAGCGGCGTAGCCTCGGTGCCGGCGGCGGCCTCGATGTTGGCCCACTCGCTCACCGGAGCGCAGAGTTGCAGCGCGCGTCGAGCCTCACTCGTCTTCATCGTCGCCGGCCTCCTTGCCGATGGGCTGAAGCTGTCGCGGCGTCAGCCCGAGTTCCGCCATCAGCGCCACTTCCTTGGCGCGCTGCCGCAACTCCGACTCCCAGTCGCGGCCGACGCGGGCGTACTCGGCCGCGAGCGTGGTCGTGTGACTCGCCAGGCGCACGGCCTGCGCCGTCGCCTCCTTGGCCGGGTCCACGTGCTCGTGCCCGTCCCAGAACCACTGGTGCGGGAACTCCGCGTCGCGCAGGCGGGCCGGCTGGGGCAGCAGGCCCTCAATGAGCACAGCTTCGCCGACCCAAGCCATCAGGATGCGATCCAGCACCACGTCGGCGATGTGCTCCTGCTCGACGCGGATGCTCTTGAAGTAGGTCTGGTGGTCCATCCGCCCCGAGGCGTAGTTGTAGGCCGAGCTGTTGGCCGCCGCGACGTTGAACGGCATGTTCAGGCAGCGGGCGATCTCGTTGAGCAGTTCCTTCTTGAACTCGCCGTAGGTGGTCGAGGGCTGCTCGGCCTGGACCTGCGACATCTTCCAGCCGCCCGGCATGGTCAGCAGCGAGCGGGCCTCAAGCTCGATCGCGTCCATCGGCTCGACGCTCTCGGCCTGGCCGTCCGGGGGCGCGTCGGTGTAGAGGATGCCGGCGAAGTCCGCGGCGGTTTCCGCTGCGCCGAGCACCGCCAGCGTGTACCGCCGGAGCTGCGCGAACAGCGGCAGCGCCGGCGTGAGGTCGGGAATCCCGCGGCTCTGGCCGGGCCGATCCACGCGGAAGTAGTGGATGACGGCGTCCGCCGGCACGCGGTCGTAGCGGAGCCCCAGACCCGCGCCCGCGCGCGTGTCGCCGGGATGGACCTTCAGGACGTGGTACTCGATCGGGTTGCCGAACGCGTCGAACACGATGCCGTCGATGGCGTTCGGGTCGAGGATCGACAGGTCGGGCGTGGTGACCTGGTCGGCCTCGATCAGGCGGAGGTCGAGCTTCACGGCGCCGGGCAACCTCGGATTGCTGCCTAGGATGGCGAACGCCTCGCCGTCGGTGGCGCGGGCCATCCGCAGCGTGCGGAGCTTCTCCGCCAGGCCGACGGCCTTCGCCCAGCGGCCGAACTCGCGCTCGATGCGCTGGTTGACCTCCGGGGTTTCGGTGAGCATCTGGAGCCGCGGGCCGGTGCCGATCACGTCGTTGGCGAGCGTCAGCACGATGCCCTTGGCGTAGGAATTGTTGGCGACTTCGTACCGCGCGCGATTGCGGAGCAGGCGCCGCACCTCGGGCGAGGCCGCGGCGTCGGCGGACAGCCCGTCCGCGTTCGCCCAGTGCCGGCGGTTCTCATCGTTCGTGGCCGCGGCGTCGTAGCCGGCGAGCAGCGCCCGCAGCCCGGAACGCATCGTCCGTACGCGCGTGACCGGCGCGCGGCCCGGCCCAGCGTCGCTCCGACCGGCCAGCTTGTTCCTGATCCACGCGAACATCGTCTCGCCGCAACTCCCAACTCAGCTTGTGGCGGGCGGCACGAGCTTGGTGAACCGCAGCCCCTTCGTCGGCTTCTTCACCGCTTCCTTCGAGGCCAGGTACCGATCCGCTTCGATCTGCTCCGGCAGCGGGTGCTGTTCGACGCTGCCCGAGTCGCCCTGGGCGCGCTTCGGCCCGGCGGCGTTCTCGCGAATCGTCTGTTCCAGGTCTTCGGCCACGTCGTGCTCCGTCGGCCGGGCGCTCCGGGAGGCGACGCCAAAAGAAAACGCCGCGCGGGGGTGCAGCCCTGCACGGCGTGTCACTTGCTGGCTTGTCGTGCGGCGGTGATCAGCCGCCGCCCGCTCGCCTCCGGGAAAGCCCGGTCCGGTTGTCTATTCGGTATCTACGGCGTCGGATCGGCTCCTGCAACGAGAAAACGCGGCTGACGCGAAGATTGTTCGATAGATCGAATGCGATTCGATAGATGGAACGACTACAGCGGCGCTTCGCGCGTGGTCATGCGTTTTCCGCAGTGCCGACACTCGCGCAGCCGGCGCACCGCGCCGTTGGGGAGCGGCTTGACGTAGACGACGCGGAAGTGCTGGCAACCGCAGGCGCGGCAGACCAGCCCGGCCTTCTGCCCATCAACAACCGCTTCGCGCTGTCGGACCTTGGGCACTACCGTTTGCTCCTCTGCAACTCGGACAGCCGCAGGCGCGGCCGCGCCGGCAGCTTTGCGTCCGTGCCAGGAACGACGACGCCCTGGAGCGACGCCGCGACGGCGCAGCCGACGAGGCAGTCGAGCCAGTGGTTGTCCGGTCTCGACGGCTTCGGGCGCCACTCGCGAACGGTTCGCCCGTGGCCTTCGGTGACGACGTAGGTTTCCGCTTCGGCGACGTGCTCGGCGAACAGCCGATGGTGCTCGGGTTTCTTCCCGAAAAGCGTGAGCGCTCCGCGGTCGCCCGCGGCCGTCGCGAGCCGCGCGTGGACGAAGGTCTTCCAGAAGTTGGCATCGAAGGCGACGTGCCGGAACTCGCTCGACCGCGACACGTTCGGGATGTACCAGTTGCAGCCGTGCCGCTCGCCCGGCCGGCGGCGGTACGTCGCCATCGGCTTGTTGCCGGCTTTCAGGCCCATGCCCTTTGACAGCATCACGGCCGGTCCGAGCTTGATCGCGACCGCGTTGCACACCGCCGGCAGATAGCCCGAGTCAATGAGTAGGCGGTCCACGCTCAGCAACACGCCATCGGTCCGCTCCCACCGACGGGCGAGCAGCTCCGCGGCGAGCTTTTCCAGTCCGCCTTGGACGGCGCCTTCCTTGCCCGCGCCGCGGAATGTCGCTGCCAGCGTGGCGGTCGCGTCGCGCAGCGTGAAGTACAGCCGCTTCTGATCCGGGAACGTGCCGTAGTCGATGACGTAGCCGGTGAAGTCCTCCTGCCACGCGCAGACGCACCAGAACAGCAGCTTGTCATGCACGTCGATGAACGCGGTGACGCGCGTCGCGGCGAGCGGCACCTCGCCCCGCGGCCGGCCGGTGATCTTCTCCGCGACCTGCTCCGCGGTGAGCCGCTCGTCCTCGAACTGCTCCATCACCGGTTCGTTCTGATACTCCGCGGCGAACGCTTCCTCGTCGCGGAGCTTCAGGTTCATCGCGTGCTGGAGCGCGGTGAGTTCCGTCTTCGGGTCGAATCGCTCGGGCCAGGCGACAACGGCGCCGGCGTCCATCGCCTCGCGGTGCCCGGTGTAGAACGCCGTCGCCGGCTTGAGGCCCTTGCCGGTCCGCAAGCCTTCGGCCCGCAGCCGGGCGTACTCATCCCAGAGCTTCTCATTCGCCGGGAAGGCGTACACGAGCTTGGTGCACTCGCCCTGCCACTCGGGATTCTTCTGTCGATCGAGCAGTTGGTCGGCGAGGTCGCCGGCGTAGATTTTCGTGCAGGTGAGCACCGCGGCGATGGACTCGCCCGGACCGGCCATACACAGCACGTCGCCCGTGAGAAGCTGGAGCCGGTAGCGCGTCTGCGACGGCGAGCGGGCAGACTGCCGCGTCTGCGGATCGTCCAGCAGCACGAGCGACGGCCGCAGCGTCCGCCCGTCCATCGTCGTGTGCTGCTGGCCGCGCATGTTGGCGTCGAGCGACGTGACGGTAATGATCGCGCCGGACGCCTCGTTGTACGGGCCGCCGACCGTCGGGAACACCAGCTTGTCCGCCGACCACGTGCAGTAGGTCGGCTGGCCGTCGATGTGCTGGCCGATTTGGCGGCGGGCATTGTTTTGGAGCCGGCGCAGCGGATAGATCGCCTTCGGGAAGTCCGCCAGCAGCAGCGGGTTTTCGAGAATGGCCTTGCGGATCGGCGCCAGCAGTTCGATCGCGCGTTCCTGTGCGCCGCCAATCAGGCACACGAACGGCCGGTAGCCGGACAGCACCGCCCACAGCGCGGACAGGCGCGCGAGCGTCGTCTTTCCGGAGCCGCGGGGCATGGCAAACGCGAAGAGCCCGCCTTCCTTGACCGCCCGCTCGATCTTGTCGATGACGCGGAGGTGGTCTTCCGACCAGCCGCGGTAGAGCGTCGGGGCAAAGTAGGTCTCGCAGAAGAAGCGAAAGTCGGCCCGGGCCCGTTCGCGCCGCTCCAGGTTGACGATGTCGGGCAGCGGCGCGACGTTCTGACTGCGCCACGTCTCGGTGTTCTTGCGAGCGAGGTCCGCGGCGCGCGCGTCGATCGCGGGCTTTTCCGGACGCTCCACCTCGCGGATGAGCCAGCGCAGGAAGTCCAGCA